GACAAATAATCCTTCATATGTAACCGGTTCAGTAGGCGAACTTTCACAAACGACGTTCGTAGGAGATCCTAAAACATATATCACAACGGTTGGATTATATAATGATAGTCAGGAATTATTAGCAGTAGCTAAACTTTCTAAACCATTATTGAAATCATTCCAAAGAGAAGCTCTTATACGAGTTAAATTAGATTTCTAAAATAACATAGATTTAAGCCCCGTTATATTTATATAAAATGTATCGGGGCTTTTAACTATATGGCACAATCAAAATTACAAAATACAGATAATCCATATCAAGGATCATATCCATCAGTTTTTAAAAAAATTGATACAACTGATGTACAAATCAATCCGTTTCAATCATATAAAACATGGACTGTATATTCTAGTAGTTTAACTTCTAGTATAACATCACTACAAGGGGTTTATACTGACGTGAATTTTTTGCCGGCGCTAGGATCTACATTAACGTTTAATGACGCTGCAAATATTGATGGTAGTTTGCAATCTGTTACATATTTTTCTATTAATCATTTATTTTACAAATATAAAGATCAACCATATAATACTTTTGGTGCAACCAATTTAAATCGTACTAAAAAGTTTTTATATGAATCTGCATCAATATTTTCTATTCCAATTAATAAAATTGGACAAGGAATTAAACCAGCATCGTTTAGTTTTACATCTTCGATATCTGGTTCATTTGTTAGTGATCGATATGGTAATATTATAGATACTTCATTTAATACATCATCAATTGTTACTGGGTATAAATTTTATGAAGGTTTTAATGAATATTTTGATATTACAAGAATAACATATACTACTTCAAATGTTTTAACTCAGCCGGGTATTCCTACAACAAACGGACAACAACGTTCTATAGGTTTAGCAGCATATTTTACCGGTTCGTCTTATATAGAAACATCATTAGATGGATATTACGACCGTGATCATGATTATGCCATTTCATTTTTTGTTAGTTCATCGAATGTTGGTACATCTAATCAATTAATATTAACAAAAGCATCTAGTTCATCAGCGCCGGTTTATCCATTTAAAATAGAACTAAGTGGTAGTAAACAAATTGTTTTTTCTGCAGCTGGTTCTACAAATTTTGTTGCACAGATATCTTCATCTGCGGCTGTTTCTAGTTCATGGACGCATATTGTTTGTCAGAAATCTGGAAGTAATTTACAAATGTATGTTAATGGTACTTTACAGTCATCTGTATCTAGTACATTATTAGGTGTTTATGATTCACCGTATACAGCGTCTGCTAGAATTGATAATAAAGATTTTTTAAAAATTGGCGGATATAATTCTACATCTTTAAATTTAAATGGTTTATTAGATGAAATACGAATTTATAATAAATCATTAACTAGCACAGAAATTGGTTATTTAGGTAATAGAACTGAAGGTGGAACTTTTTTACAAACTAATCATGTTGGTAATGTTTTTGAAAAACAAGGTTTGATCGTTTTTTCTAGTCCTGATTATCGTTTTCAAAATTTAATTAATACACCGTTTACGGCATCATATAAAAGTACAGTTTCAATTTATGAGATGTCAGTGATTACTAAATTAGATGCTGGCGATTTTAATATGTCTACTAATATAACATTAACAAAAGATGATGATTCTACATATTATTCATTTGTTAGTGGTAGTTCTTTTGCGCCATATATAACTACAATTGGTTTATATAATGATGCTGGACAACTTTTAGCTATTGGTAAATTAGCACAGCCAATAAAAAAACGTAGTGATGTTGATATGAATTTTTTAATACGTTTAGATTTAGATAATAACGTTGTATTTAAAGGATAATAATGATACGATTAAAACATTTATTACGAGAAATGAATGAATCAGACATAGATCGTTGTTTAACAAAAATAAAAAACAATCAATTTAAATTAATTGGATCTGGCGATAATGGTCGTGTATATGAAATTGATGGCGAAGATAAAGCATTTAAAATTACTAAAGAACGCGATGAATATGCTGTAGCAGAAAAAATTGTTAATCGATATACCGAATTTACTACGTTTATTCCTGTATATTATGTTAATGGTAAAGATATGTATATCATGGCTAATGCAAATCCATTAAATGGAAAAGATAGTGTTATGTTTAATCGATTTATAGTAGAATATAATAACTATGCTAGCATAGAAGGCGGCGAAGTTTCTATATTTGATTTCATGTCAGTTACTGATAATATTGATGCTCGACTTGATAATTTTTTGAATGCTTTACAAACAGATGTAGAAAAATTAAATATTCCGGAATTTGATTTAGATTTAGATTTTAGAACAGATAATATCATGATGTGGAATGGTAAAATGGTAATGGTTGATTGGTGATACATATTTATATAAAATTGGATTATAATGATAGATCAGCTTATTAGGAAATATATTAATAATAACATACAAAAATTATCTGAATCATTAAATGAAGCAGATAAAGATATAACTGTAGATACGGAGTCTGGTTGGAATTTTGTTATTCCTAGTTCAAAAAGTATACGCGGACAAAAAGCTAATAATACTGCTAAAGAAAATGGAGCATTAACTGGATTGATGGTTATTGCTCGTAAACGTGGTAAAAAAGAAACTAATGATTCGAAACTGATATCAGATGTTAAAAAAATGTTTGATGACGTTGTTATCCCAGGCCAGTTTAACCCTACAACAACATTATTCGTATATATGCAAGTTGTAAATAAGCCAAAGAAAAAAGTTTGGAATGTTTGGGCAATTGATAAGAAACGTAGCGGAATTAACTCAGCAGTTCAAGAATTATTAAAACAACAAGAAAAAATATATCAGCGCCCAGCATCCGGAACTGCTATTATAGATGCATCTAAAATAGATGAAATTGATAAAATAACATTTATGAGTTATGATATGGCTAATAATTGGTTTACTTTATTAAAAAAATCTAATTTAACAACTGAATTAAGATTACCAACTTTAATTGATATAAAACAATCTCAAGACGTTGAAGATACTAGTATACCAGAATCTCAAATTGTATATTTGCAAAAACGAGACGTCAGCGGAAATATTTATAATGTTTATCGAACAAATAATGGCATATTGGGCGGCTTTGAAGATGAATATTTATTATATAAAAATATAAAAATTACATTAGTCGGTGGATTTTCTGGTAAAGCATTAATGAGTATATCTGCAACTGGTGATAACTATTTATTTACGCCGTTAGAAGGTAGTATGATAGCTAGCTATTGGGTTGGCAATGCTATGGGCGAAATGGAATTTGATGGTAAATTTATAAAAGGATTGCCAGATTTTGGTACAGTAACAATTCGCGGTTTAGGTAAAGATATTGATGGAACGTTTACCGGACGAGTTGGAGTTATATCTGATGCTGACAATTTAATATCTAGTTTGTATTTACTAGAAGGCGAAATTGAATATGGAAATGGACTTACGTTTAAAGGAAAATTTGCACCGGCGGATTCTAAAACTGCACCAAAAGGCAGTCCATTAAATGGTACATTATATAATAAACAAAAACAAATTTTAGGACAGTATATTAATGGTAAGCTTAAAACAACCGGTGATTTGACATTTCCATATGAATGGAATTCTAATGATTACGGTGTTATAACGGTATATAAATTGTATAGTAATGTATATGTACGTATTCCTAGTTTAGATGCATGGGGTGAAACTACAAAAAATAATTTTCAAGAAAATAGTTTCGATTCTAGTGTAAAAGATGTTTTTACAATAATACAAGACCCGGAACGCGTTAAAGAATTAAACAAAGAAATATTGAATATAGAACCGCCTGTAACCAATCCAAAAATTCAAGTAACTGCAACGACGTCTAATTTATATACATGGAATTCTGGAGCTAGTAGATTTAAAAAAATATATGCAAACGTACCATTAAAAAATAATAATTATGAAATTATTACTACTAAAGAAGGTAAAATTGAAGGTACGTCTACTAAAAAAACATTTTATGAAATTAAAGTCTCTGGTCAATTAGTTTATATTCTCAATACCGATGTAAAGAAAGTTTAATCAATGAAACTAAAAGATCTTTTAATAGAAGGCCAACTTACTCCAGCTGCTAAAAAATGTATAGAAGTTGTAACAAAAGAATTTGGTAGAAGTTCATTTCCAATGATTGGTACATTTAATGATAGAAACGTTGCTGGTACGTCTATAAAATCTCAACATGCATTTGGTAATGCTGTCGATTTCCATGTTCCAGATGAATTAAAATATGGTCCGGTAGAGCGCGATTCTCATAAAAAGCATCGCGTGGCAACGCCGGAAGGTAAGATTCTTGGTGATCGTGTTAAAGATTTTTTATTGCAACACGTCGACGATTTAGACATACAATTAATCATATGGTATCGAGAAGATTGGAATCGAAGTACTAATTTTCGAAAAGGTTCATATGATGGCGTACATCCGCACTACAATCACGTTCATGTTGATTTTATTCGAGGTAAACAATTATCTAGTCCAAATTATACCAATAGAAAGAATAATAAATTTTTAGTAGATTTAATTGGTGCATATTACGATATATCAACAAAAAATCCAGCTGGGTATTTTAAACAATTTTATTCATGGAATCCTTTTGCACCTGGCATTGGAGATAATGAAGAAGGCGCTGCAGCTAAATTAATAAATCGTTTTGAAACTTATAAAACTAAATTAAAACAAATAGAATCAGATACAAATACATCGCGTGAAGATTTAGAAAATATACAGCGTATACGAGAAATTATTGATATTTTATATCAAGCTATACTAGATGGTCGAAGTGAAAAATTTGATGTTGATTATTTTAAATTAGATACTGATACAAATTTATATAAACGTAAAACATTAACATTCAATTGGAATTATTTATAAAATAGTTATATGGCAAAAAATCATTTTCATAGCTCCGGAAATTCAAAGCGAGCTAATGCTTTAAAGCATGGTTATAAATCAGGTTTAGAATTATCAGTTTCTGTACAGATAAATCAAACAGAATATCCTTTGAATTACGAGACAGAAACATTAAAATATATAGTACCGGAGCGAAAAGCAAAATACACTCCAGATTTTGTTTTTACGAAACGTAATGGTGAAACAATGTATATTGAAACAAAAGGACGATGGACTACTGCTGATCGTACTAAAATGAAACATGTATTGTCGTCAAACCCGGGTATTGATATACGAATGGTATTTCAAAATCCAGGGCAAAAAATATCTAAAGGATCTCCTACTACATATGAAGCATATGCTCAAAAATTATC